TGGAAACCAGTACCTATTATACCTAAGTTTGTAGATATAGTAGTTAATGGTATATCAGAAAGAACATTTGATATAAAAGCATATACACAAGATCCATACGGAGTTGATAAAAGAACTAAATACATGGAAGGTATATTAGCTGATATGAGATCTGCAGATCTTAATGAATTTGCAGCTGAAGCATTTGGTGTTAATTTACAGTCAAGCAACGTTAATCCATTACCTGATAATGAAGAAGAGTTACAACTACACATGCAGCTTAATTATAAACAAGCTGTTGAAATAGCAGAAGAACAAGCTATAAACGTTTTATTAGATGGTAACAGGTATGAACTTATACGTAAAAAAGTAAATTACGATTTAACTGTATTAGGTATTGGTTGTGTTAAAAATAATTTTAATAAATCAAAAGGTGTAACTGTAGAATATGTTGACCCTGCTAATATAGTTTACTCATATACAGAAGATCCATACTTTGAAGATATATATTACTTTGGTGAAATAAAAACTCTACCTATTAATGAAATAGTAAAAGAGTTTCCTGGTTTAGATGAAGAAGATTTAAAAAAGTTAAAAAATGCTAGCCATCAAACTACAGGCTTTTATAATAGAAGTTTAGCAGAATCAACTAATCTTGATAAAAACCAAATTCAAATACTTTATTTTAATTATAAAACGTATATGAATCAGGTTTACAAAACAAAAGAAACTTCTACAGGTGCTCATAAAGTTATAGTTAAAGATGATCAGTTTAATCCTCCACAAGAAGTATTAGAAGAAAGATTTGGTAAATTATCAAAACAAATAGAAGTATTATTTGAAGGTGCTATGGTTTTAGGTAGTAATCAATTATTAAAATGGGGCTTAGCTTCAAACATGATGAGACCTAAGAGTGATTATACTAAAGTTAAAATGAATTATAGTTTAGTTGCGCCTAGAATGTACAAAGGTAAAATTGAATCATTAGTTAGTAGAATAACTACTTTTGCTGACATGATACAATTAACACATTTAAAAATACAACAGGTAATGTCACGTATGGTACCTGATGGTGTTTATTTAGATGCTGATGGTTTAGCTGAAGTTGATTTAGGTAATGGTACTAATTATAATCCACAAGAAGCACTAAACATGTTCTTCCAAACTGGTAGTATTATTGGTAGATCATTTACATCTGATGGTGATATGAATCCAGGTAAAGTGCCAATACAAGAAATACAAAGTGGCGCTGGAGGTGCTAAATTAGCTTCTCTTATACAAACATATAACTACTACCTACAAATGATCAGAGATGTCACCGGATTAAACGAGGCGCGTGATGGTAGTATGCCTGATGCTAAGACTTTAGTTGGTGTTCAAAAACTTGCAGCTGCTAATAGTAATACAGCAACAAGACATATATTACAAGCTGGTTTATTTTTAACTACAGAGCTAGCAGAGTGTCTATCACTTAGAATATCTGATATAATTGAATACTCACCTACTAAAGATGCGTTTATACAAAAACTAGGTAGACATAATGTTGCTACGTTAGAAGAAATGGCTAACTTACATTTATATGACTTTGGTATATTTATAGAGTTAATGCCTGATGAAGAAGAAAAAGCTATGTTAGAAAATAATATTCAACAAGCATTACAACAACAAGGTATAAACCTAGAAGATGCTATTGATATTAGAGAAATAAAAAATGTTAAACTTGCAAACCAGTTGTTAAAACTAAAACGTAAGAGAAAAGCTGAAGAAGATGCAATGATGCAACAGCAAAACATCCAACAGCAAGCTCAAGCTAATGCTCAAGCTCAACAAGTAGCTGCGCAAGCTGAAGCACAAAAAAATCAAGTTATAACTCAAAATCAAATGCAACTTGAGCAAACAAAAGCTCAGTTAGAAACTGAAAAAATGATGAAAGAAGCTCAACTTAAAAAAGAGCTTATGAATCATGAGTTTCAACTTAATATGCAGATAGAGCAAATGAAAGCTAACACTGCAAGACAAAGTGAAAATAATAAAGAAGATCGTAAGGACGAAAGAACAAAAATCCAAGCGACACAACAATCTGAATTAATAGATCAAAGAAATAATGCAAAACCACCTAAAAACTTTGAATCTTCAGGTAATGATATAATGGGTGGTGGGTTCGGCATGAATGCCTTTGAACCAAGATAATTTGTTTAATTTTATAATATTATATTATGGCTAGAAAAAAGAAAGCTGAGGCGGTCGAAGAGATCGTTGAACAAAAAGAAGAACAACCAGTTGTTGAAGAACAAAAGGTTGAAGAACCGTCTAATCCTAATGAGATTAAAGAAGATGGTACTATTAAAGTAGATTTAGATAAATGGGCTAAAGTTAATCAGAAAGAAGAAGAAACTGAAGTAGCTAAAGTTGATTTGTCTAAACAAGAAGAAGAGCAACCTAAAGAAGAAGTAAAAGAAGAACCTGTTGAAGAGGTTAAAGAAGAGGAAAAAACAGAAGAGGTAGTTGAAGAAACTCCTGTTGTTGAAGAGATTACTGAAATAGAGGTTGAAGAAAAAGTTGAAGAGCTACAAGATGAAGTTGAAGAAGCTGTGCAAGAAGCTCAAGAAACTGGTGAACCTTTACCTGAAAATATACAAAAGGTAGTTGAGTTCATTAATGAAACGGGTGGTACTCTAAATGACTATGTTAGATTAAATCAAGATTATTCTGACATGGACGATAACGAATTGTTAAATGAGTATTTTAAACAAACAAAACCACATTTAAATGATGAAGAAAGATTATTTATTATGGAAGATCTTTATTCATATGATGAAGAGGCTGATGACCCTAAAGACATTAAAAGAAAAAAACTGGCATTAAAAGAGCAAGTTGCGAATGCCAAAAGCCACTTGGACGGGCAAAAGTCCAAATACTATGCTGAAGTCAAGGCTGGTTCAAGGTTATTACCTGAACAACAAAAAGCTGTAGACTTCTTTAATCGATACAATGAAGACGCTAAGAAGACTGCGGAAAACAAGTCTATTTTTGAGAAAAGAACAAATGAAGTTTTTAACGACGAGTTCAAAGGTTTTGAATACAAAGTTGGTGAAAAACGTTTCAGACTTAATATCAAAGAGGCTGACAAGGTTAAAGAAACACAAAGCAACATTAACAATTTTGTAAGTAGGTTTACTAATAAACAAACACAAGCTGTTGAAGATGCTAAAGGTTATCATAAATCTTTGTTTACTGCAATGAATCCTGATTTAGTTGCAAATCATTTTTATCAACAAGGAAAAGCAGATGCTATAAAAGAAAGTATGGCAAAAGCTAAAAATGTTGATATGTCTGCTAGACAAACTAACAGTAATGTTATTGAAACTGGCGGTATGAAAGTAAGAGCTATATCTGGTGATTCATCTAACGACTTTAAGGTAAAGATTAGGAGAAATCCAAATAAAATAAGTTAAACATTAAAAATTAAAAGTTATGCCTTTTTCAAGTTCGCCAAGCACATTGGCAAATTTAAACACGTTGACTCCTCGTCCAACTCAGACGTTGTGGGGTGACAACTATTTGAGCTTCGACTCAAGCACAGGCGGTGGTACTTTCGCGCAACAATTTCTACCAGAAATTTATGAAAAGGAAGTTGAGAGATTCGGTAAAAGAACTGTATCTGGTTTCCTTAAAATGGTAGGAGCTGAAATGCCTCTTGCTTCTGATCAAGTTATTTGGTCTGAGCAAGGAAGATTACACGTCGCTTATGATGGTGGAGACGCTCACATTGGGGCCGACAGTGGAGACGCTGCTGCAAACAGCATCGATCTACCTGCTGGTCACTTAGTACAAGTGAACGATACTATTATCGTTGTTAACAATAACTCTGCGAGATTAAACAACACGCTAAAATGTTTTGTTTCGGCTGTAAGTGGTAACACAATTACTGCTCAACCTTATTCAACTAACGATTTAGCTGATAACTCTCAGTTTGCTGATAATGACTCGATAAAAGTATTTGTATATGGTAACGAATATCCGAAAGGATCAGCTAACATTACTGGTTCTATCGACGCTTCTTTCACTCAGTTTAGCAACAGACCAATCATTTTAAGAGACAGATACCAAGTTAATGGTTCTGACACTGCACAGATCGGTTGGGTTGAAGTTACTACTGAAAACGGAGCTTCTGGTTACCTATGGTATCTTAAATCTGAGCACGAAGCAAGATTAAGATTTGAAGATTATTTAGAAATGTCTATGTTAGAAGCTGAAGAAGTAGCTTCTGGTTCTGCTATTACAGCTGTTCAAGGTTCTCAAGGTTTATTTGATGCTCTTGAAACAAGAGGTTTAGTATTTACTGGTACTGACTTTGACGTAACTGGTGCTTATGCTGCTACAAACCAATCTGGTGTATCAGGTACAAACATCTATTACGCTGGAGCTGGTCTTGCTGAGTTTGATACTATTCTTCAAGAATTAGACAAGCAAGGTGCTATTGAAGAGAACATGATGTTCTTAGATAGAGCAACTTCTTTAGAAATCGATAACATGTTAGCTGGAGTTAACGCTCACGTTGCTGGTGGTGCTTCTTACGGAGTATTCAACAACGCAGAAGATATGGCGTTAAATCTAGGTTTCTCTGGTTTCAGAAGAGGTTCTTATGACTTCTACAAATCTGACTGGAAATACTTAAACGATTCTACAACTAGAGGTAATTTAGTTGATATTCAAGGATTGTTAGTACCAGCTGGTACATCTACTGTATATGATCAGTCTATGGGTAAAAATATCTCTAGACCGTTCTTACACGTTAGATATAGAGCTTCTGAAGCTGATGATAGAAAAATGAAATCATGGATCACTGGATCTGTTGGTGG